TATTATCGTTTACACCTGCTTGGCTTACTGTAGTTTGATTGCCTGAACCGTTTAAAACAATTTTAACATCATTACCCATGACACCGCCGCCGCTTTGTGTCACATCGGTGATGTTAGTTGCTCCAGTGCTGGTAATATTCACATTGCCTTTGTTACCAGTTAGATTAAGAGTAGTTTCGTTACCACCGCCTAGTGTTTGGTCCACAACTGCGGTAACATTATCAGCATTAATATCAGCTACAATACTATTACCACCGCCACCACTAGATCTAACAGTTAGACTATTAGTATTACCTAACATACTTACTGTAGCAATAGCATTACCACCTAACTGAATAATATCAATCAAGTTACTAGCACTAACACCTTGACCATTATTATTGCTATTGATAAATGCAATGTTACCACCAACATCAACTTGATAGTTAATGTCAATACCTTTACCAGTAGTTCCGACTGTACTGTTGGCTCCTAATGTAAGTATGTTGTTTGGCCCTGCTTGATTAATAGTAACTGTTTGATTATTTCCTACTAGTTTAGCCGGGTCAGTGCTAGCACCAGCTGTACCATTAGTTAATATTCCTTTTACTCTATTACCAGCTCCGTCTTGGGTCATGGTAATAGTGCTGTTATCACCAGTCTGATCAATATAGATGCTATTGTCCGCGGCATAGCCCAATGTTGCCATTCCAGACAACATCAGAATTGTAAGTAATTTTCTCGACAACTTACCAGCGCCTGTTGTTCTTGCTTCCATTTTTTTAAATGATCGTTTACGTTTTGCGATCAAGTTCCTTGGCCGTTAGCCGTTAAGTTTTATTTCTTTCCTTCTTCTTTAAAGGGCGCATCAATTAGCACTTCTTGTTTGACAAACCCCTTATGGTTATTTGAGTCTGTAACATAGTGCCATCCCTCGGGCCCTGGAGTAATGATTGTCATCTCAGTTCCTTTGTTCAATGCCCATGTTTTTTGACTCTTATCATTTGCTGTTTTATAAACAAATGCATTTTCTTTTAATTGTTTTAGCCCAAATAATACAACTGGTTTCTTTGGTGCTTCTACCTTTGCCTCTACTTTTTCTTTAGTGGCCTCAATCTTTCCTTCGACTCTTGCAGGTACTTTTCCGTCATTGGACTGCTGTGGTGCGGTTGGGGGTGACTCTTTGGCAGGGGCGGATTCTTTGGGGGTTTGTGTCTGAACCAACTCATCTTTCTTCTCCTCTGTTTTTCTTATTTCTGACGATATAACTGGAGACTGAACAACAGGCATCTCTGCCGGTGGTGCAACAACTACAGGAACATTAGATTTAAAATCCCAAATAGATTTACGTTGTCCTTCTTTAATTAACTCTACTACCGCCATCTCAATTGCTGCCTTGACTGCATACGTACCAGGTTCGTTAATTGTCAACCCAGCTTCAGCTTCAAATGCCTGTGTGCCTGCATCAAAGAATTTTAATGCTGTTGCAGAATCTGCTGTTGACAAAATAGTCTTTTGTACAGTTACTACTGCTAATACTTTTCCAGTGTTTACACTTACAGCTCTTACACTAACTGTGACTGTGTCTTGACTCCATTGCGTCTGTCTACCAATCCCAAAAATACGCATGCCGGCACCACCACTGTTAACAGTTGTGTCATAGCCGACAATGCCGCCTTCGATAATCATACCGGCAAACTGCATTGGCATCAGCGGTCTAGCATTGTTGCCTTCATAGGCTTCACGCATTTGACGAATGATTAGGCGTTCTTTGGTCAAGTTGTCAATGCCCACACGCTCAACAACTTCAAACCATTGTCCTTGTCCTACACCTTGTAGTGCTTGTATTAGGAATGTTTCAGCACCTTGTGTCACTGCTGAACTTAAACTGGCCACGTTGGCTTGTGGTCTACGCTGACCAGTCTTGTCTGCAAAACTGTACACCGCTACGCTAACAGGACGGCCTGCCGCAGGAGCCGGAATAGTATCAAACTCTTTCTTAACACCTTCTCGTTGAGTTGTTAAAGTTGGGTCTACTTCGTTTAAACCTGTGCTTTGTATTACGGCACAGCCACTTAATAATGCTACAATAGTTAAGGTTATTAATGTACGTTTCATTTATTAATTTCCAGGCATGTTAAATGATTCTAATGGAACATATATTTCAGTAGTGCTTCCGCTAGGGTCTTTTACAGTTAATAAAATACAAGTGGCGTTTGCAGAGCCTGTACAGTTAGTAACATCGCTAACTCTTGACCAAGCAATGGTACTACCTTGGAAATTTATTGAACCGGTACAAGTTGAACTTGTTGTAACTGTACAGCTATTATTGGCAAACATAGCAGTAGCTACGTTTTGGCTAATCTGTGCGTAGATTCGCGATTCTAAGTTGTTTAAGAATTTGGCTAAGTTAGTATTTTTAGCTTCGCTTGCTGCCTTATCCAATGCCGCTTGCACTTTATCGTCTCGGGCTTTTTGTCTAGTGGCTTCTTGATTTTCAATAGTTAAGACGTGTGAACTATATCCAACCCCGTTAAAACTTGGACTTTTAAATTGAAAATCACCCATAGGTGCCGCAATAACAACTGAAGGCAGTAATAGAGTTGCTATTATATTTCGTATTTTGGACATAGGTTCGCTCCCGGTATCCTGTACTGTATTTACAGGAATCGGTGCGAAAATTATCAAAGTGTTTAATCTAAATTAAACAATTGACTAGTTTAAACAGTAGGTTGCGGTGCTACGGGTGTTGTAGGTTGTGGTGCTACGGGTGTTGTAGACTGTGGTGCTACTGGCGCTTGTTGTACAATTTCTTCTGGCTCTTCAACCGATGCTGTCGGTGCTTTTAACTGCGGGAATTGTCTTTCTAATTCAGCAATAACATCAGCACCTTTAGGTTTTGATGGTAACATAGATTGTACTACCTTTGCCATACTAGAAATTGTTCGCACATTACGCACACCTCTAGCACTTGCAAATGATTCTGCCCAATTGTATGTTGACTGGGCAATATCTTCGGGTGAAGTTTTCTTTGTTACTTTTGGTAATGTTTTAGCGGCTTGCGTACCACCAAATGTTGACTGGACAACATCTAACTGCGGATACACACTTCTTACTGGATCTTTAGTAGCTGACAAATAAGGTGTGCTTGCATGGAAACGTAGGCCCTGTGCTGTTAAGTCGGCAGCATTGTCATAGAACATAAATGACTTGCCAGTTAAGTTTGTATATAATACACCGTCATCATGCTTCTTACTCATGTAGTAGTTAAAACTAGCCTGTGAATATGCTTGAGCAGCCTTTCCGCCTGCACCTACTTCAATTGCTGATAAGATTTCGTTAATATTCTTTAATAAACGTTTCTTTTGCTCAGGACGTGCATCTACTAATCTACCAAAGATTAGTGTTAGACAACGTCTAACTAATCCCATAAATTTGCTCTTATCAGCTGGCTTGATATTTTGATGGAATTCAATTGCTTGATTCAAATTCATACCAGACCCTGATAGTTTCATTGGGTAAGTTTTGTTCTTAGTAACAAACGTATTCAGTGCAATAGCAGCCTGTTCAAACCCTTCTGCAGGGCGAACTTCTTGATCGCCAAAACGTGCGGCTCCACCGTCTGTAGTCTTACACTCGATTTGCCATGTTCTACCATCGTAGTTCATTTTCAAATCGCCTTTGTTATCTTCAGGTTTCCAAATGTTCTTACTTAAAACGTTTAATCCAAATTCACCTTTACCGTGTCCTAATGCGTCAATAGACATGACATCATCTACAAACTCAGTAACCATACGATTTTTACCGTATCCGTTAAAGATGTTAGCAAAGGTCATACGCTTTTTAGATAGCAATTTGTCTAGTTTTACGATTTCGTCTGCTTTCCACATTTGGAAAAATTGCTTACGCTCTTCAGGACTAGATTCAATGCTTAAAATATAGCGAGCTAACATCTTTTGTGCGGCTAGTACTGACGGATCGTTAATCTGTTCAAGTTGATCATAGATCATACCCATGCGCCCGCCTGCATTTACGTGCTGTAGTAGCTCTTCAATTTCTTTAAGAGCTTTAGCAGTAGCATCGTCGTCTGGTAATTCTTTAATTTTAGAAGCAATAACAGCCTTCATACTTTCGAGTTCGTCGATAGTAGGGCCCGGTGCTTCAAGGATGATTTTAAATTCGCGAAATCTCATAGTAGAGTATTTAGCGTATTTCCGGGAACAAACATTCCTGTATGAACACAGCTACATCTTCTTCACTTAACCCTAAACTTGCCATAACTTTAGGGGTATGCGGGTTCATTTTTTGATTCTGTGCGTAGTAATTTTGTGCTTCAGTAGTATTCAATGCGGTATTATTAGTTTCGCCTACTGCACTTAGATAGTGATCTGCACCTTTCTTAGCAATTGCAAAAATTTGATCTAACTCTGCTTCTTCGCTAACATTGCCCGCGGCAATCATACTTTCACTAAAAATACGTTCTGCCCAGTCAGGTAGTTTACGCTTCTTATTCCAATCTAGTTTGTTAGCCTCACCGGCAAACCATTCTAGCATAGGATGCTCCGGGTCACCCGCAGGACTATAGTCATAGAAACAGCCTGTGATCTTGTTCTTACCAGCAATTACATCAAATCCAAAGATTGGTGCTGGATTGTGTATATGCGGAAATACGCAACAATGCATCATCCACAATCCCTTGCTATCACGAGCATCAACTACATCAATATGTGCCCTGCGATAATTAACACCGGACCAAACTTTGTTCATCCAACCTGGCTGATTGAATCGATCCATTCCAGGTTCGTTAACTGGCATGCCAGTTTTATCAAATGCTTCTTCAAAGTACGTTTGTACTTTTATTAGAGTATCCCAGACATTACTGTTCATCGACTAACTCAAGCATTTCTTTAAAAAAGCGAGTGGCAAAGTCAAAACATACTTTTGCTTCGTCTGCCATACTGTCATCAAGGCGTTCGCGAATTGCAGCCTTTAATGTTTCCGGATCTTCAAATTGATAGTACTTGCCCGATCCTGGAACTTTTTTAGCAATCATTTGGCCGCCTGCTAAATCACCCATGTGTCGCACGTAGATGTGTGCCATTAGTCGTTGCGGCTGGTCCCTAATACTCATAATGTAATCCATGTAATCTTTTACAACTGGACACATTGGGGGCATTGTTTTATCGTCACCCCATAGTTCAACAAAGTCAGCATTAATGGCAGGCGCACGTCGAATATCAGGCAAGCCTGTTAGTAAGCCATGTGTCATAGCACAGACTTCTAGGATCTCGTATTGCGGGTGTTGATTCTTTAGATACGTAGCATACAATTTAGGATCAATTGATCCAGAAAACAACACTTTAACAAATGCTTGACGCTCTGCGTTAGTGTGATTTTCTTTTGTAAGTTCTTTTAAACTCATTCTTCTTCCAATTTGATTTGTAGAGGAAAGCCAGCTCCTCGAGCAAGACTAGTAGCTTCTACAGCTTTAGCTTCGGCAATTTCAAAACTGTACACACCGGCAATGCCTGATCCAGTTTCGTGTACTTGAATAGTTATATCTTTAGCAGTCACTTCGGAATGCTTAAAGATTTGAGTTAACATCTGAATGACAAACTCGATTGGAGTTGTTTCGTCATTTAGGAGAATCACTTTCCATTGTTTAGGTTCTTGGATAGTAACTTTAATTTTTTCGTCAATTTGGACATCAGTAGTAGGCATTAGGTTCTCCTGTAATGGGGAAGTTGCCTTCCCCATTGTATTTACAATTATTTAATCTCGATTCTTCGAGGCTTTAGTGCTTCTGGAACTACTCGTTGAATGTCAATTTGTAGCATACCATCTGCAACTTTGGCACCGCGAACTTCCATATACTCTGCAAGAGTAAATGTCTGTTCAAAGTTTCTAGCGGCTAACCCCCTGTGTAAGTATTCAACCTGACTTTCATTTAGTTGGGTTTTAACTCCGCGGATAGTTAGTTGGTCTTGATCAACTTCTACAGTTACTTCGTCTTTAGTAAAGCCTGCTACTGCAACTTCGATTCCGTATGTGTCATCACTATACTTTACAATGTTGTGTGGCGGGTAATTACCATTTTGGTGATGTGGCGCTGTGAAGTAGCGATCAAATCCCACTAGTGCTTTGCTCAATTGTGCTAGAGCGGCTGTGTCAATAGTTCTTAGTTGTGTCATGATTTTCTCCTTTTTAAGCAAGAACTGTGTAGGACCCCGAAGGCATCCTACAATGTTATTATACTATCGTCTGTGTGTGTATTAAACCTCTTTGAACGAAGCGTCTACAGTTTGTTCAGCACCCGGATTAGCGGCTGCGGCTGTTTTAGCTTGTTCAGCTGCCTGCTTCTTTTCAAATACAGGCTTAGCACTTTCAAATAATTTGCCTACTTCAGTGCTAATTGCTTCTTTGTCTTCGCCTTTCATAACATCTTCTAATGTTGTGATAGCTGTTTCAATTGCTGACTTCTCTTCATCAGTTAATTGATCTTTTACTTCTTCCATGTCGCGTTGTACACTATGGATTTGTGCTTCGGCTGCATTACGAGTTTCAATCAACTCCTTGGCCTTCTTATCTGCTTCGGCGTTTTCTTCACCTTCGCGGATCATACGTTGGATTTCATCATCACTTAAACCGCTGTCTGATTTAATAGTGATTTTGTTTTCTTTACCAGTGTTCTTATCCTTAGCACTTACATTTAAAATACCATTTGCATCGATATCTAATGTAACTTCAATCTGTGGCATGCCTCTACGTGCAGGTGCAATGCCTTCTAGATTAAATTCACCTAATAGCTTGTTGTACTGGAATAACTCACGCTCGCCTTGTGCTACCTTAATAGTAACTGCTGGTTGATTGTCTTCTGCTGTTGAGAAAGTCTGTGAGTGCTTAGTCGGAATGGTTGTATTCTTACTAATCAACTTGGTAAACACGCCACCCATTGTTTCAATACCCAATGACAATGGAGTAACGTCTAACAATAGAACGTCGGTCTTGTCACCGCCTAGAACAGCGCCTTGAATTGCGGCACCTGCGGCTACAGCTTCGTCTGGGTTAACATCCTTACGTGGTGCCTTACCAAACAATTTTTCTACCGTTTCCTGTACCTTAGGCATACGTGTCATACCACCAACAAGGATAACCTCGTCGATATCACTAGCACTTACACCTGCATCTTTCATAGCAGTCTTACATGGTTGTAGTGTGCGAGTAATCAACTCGTCAACTAGGCTTTCTAGTTTGGCACGAGTAAGGTTTACATTCAAGTGTTTAGGACCAGTAGCATCGGCAGTAACATATGGAAGATTGACACTTGTGCTAGCAGAGCTAGACAATTCAATCTTGGCCTTTTCAGCGGCTTCTTTCAAACGCTGTAGAGCAAGCATGTCTTGCTTCAAGTCAACGCCATTGTCCTTCTTAAACTCTTCTACCAAGTAATCCATAATACGTTGGTCAAAGTCTTCACCGCCTAAGAATGTATCACCGTTTGTAGATAATACTTCAATTTGCTTGTCGCCATCAATATTGGCAATTTCAATAATGCTTACGTCAAATGTACCACCACCTAAGTCAAATACTGCAATCTTACGATCACGTTTGTCTGCTTTGTCAACGCCATAGGCTAGAGCAGCCGCAGTTGGTTCGTTGATAATACGTAGTACTTCTAAGCCTGCAATCTTACCTGCGTCCTTAGTTGCTTGACGTTGGCTATCGTTGAAGTAAGCTGGCACAGTAATAACTGCTTGAGTAACTGTTGTACCCAAATAGTCTTCTGCAGTCTTTTTCATTTTGCGTAGAACTTCAGCCGAGATTTGTGGAGGTGCTAACTTCTCGCCGTTTGCTTCAACCCATGCATCTCCATTGTCAGCTTTGACAATTTTGTAAGGCATCAAGTCGATGTCTTTTTGCACAGCTGATTCGTCAAACTTACGGCCGATCAAACGCTTTGATGCGTAAATTGTATTTTTTGGATTTGTGACTGCTTGTCTTTTTGCTGTTGCACCAACTAAAATTTCATCTTTAGTATATGCAATGATTGACGGTGTTGTACGGGCACCTTCTGAATTTTCAATAACTTTAGCGATTCCGTTTTCTAGGATTGCTACACACGAATTTGTTGTACCCAAATCGATACCGATGATTTTGCTCATTTTGTTCTCCTTATTTAAAGCAAGATATTATAAAACCCTTACGGCGTTTTACAAAAATATTTATCTCAAATATTCTCTAAATTTTGAATATTTGACCACTTTTTTAACTTTTCAATTTTGGCAGTTTGTGCCCTTTCGATATTAGCATAGCTGACAATATCCATGCTGTGCAAGATATCAATCATAGCTAACATATCGCCTAATTCTTCTTCCAAGTGTTCCCTATTAGTTTTAGGTTTACCTGGCTTATAATTGTCAAGACCAAAGCGGCTAATTTTACTTACCGCTTGAATAACTTCTGCACACTCTTCTTGAAGAATGTCCATTACTTCTTTAGTTTGTTGATCCATATTAGTTTGTCTTTGCAAATGGTGAGATATACTGCCCGCTTACTGTTGTAGATGAGCGTAGTGTATTCATTACGTTCTGTACACCCACTGCTTGGTTCCATGCATCTTCTAATGCGTGATGTTTTAGAACTGGTGGGCGATTAGGATTGATGCCAATATCGTACAAGGTACGTGTGCATCTAACTGACCAAAAACTCCAAGGGATTGCCTTGCCTATTTTATTAAAAACATGTTCACAAATTGGTACGTCAAATGCCGCACCGTGTGACCATATACGTTTAGCACCCCAGCAAAATTTATACAGTTGATTCATTGCGTCAACAATATCGATTCTATCATCCGGGCTAAAGGCTTCTTCTTGAGCGGCTTTGTCTTGTTGACTCCACCATTCAATTGTAGCATCATTGGTGACTAATCCAATTCTATCGCAACTGTCTAAGTCTACTCGAACATAAAACTTTTCACATTTGGGATTTTTTACATCATCGCCAAACGGGTCAAATTTAACTGCTCCAATAGTAAGTATTGCGGCATCTGGCGTGGTAGCCAGGGTTTCTAAGTCAATCATAATGTCTGTATTCATACAGCTATTATAACATCGTTAGATTAGTATGTCAATAGAGTTTTTTAGGTAATTGCTCTTTTTCGAGCTTCTTATTATATCTGTTTACTGCGGCAGATTTTTTACGCTTACGTTTAGTCGTCGGCTTCTCGTAAAATTCTTTGGCACGAAGTGTATCCAAAAGACCACTATCCTCAACCTTTCTCTTAAACCGTCTTAGAGCTTGATTGATGTTTTCGTTGTCTTTTACGGTTACGTTTATTCCTCGTTTATCCTTCATTATTTTCCTCGTCGTCTTCGTCTTCTTCGTCAGCAGTAAGTTGTTCTGCTATCCAATCCAAATCATAAATTCTGTTTTTACTAATTAAACCATACGGTGTAATTTCGTCACTAGTTATATAGTGCGTATTGGGTAAAGACAGCATGAAAGTGACAAACTGTTTGGTGATCATATCACAGTTATCAATATCTATGATAATAACATCAGATTGAACAGCAGTTGATAATAACCAACTAATGTCTGTTTCGTTGTCATCAAAAATAAACACATTCACCTCGTCAAAGTTTTGACTAAGAATTACTTGAAATTGCTGTTTAACATGTGTACTAGGTTTTACTAGTAGGTAGCTCAAGTTTGAATTGAACAGTCTGTCAGGTGGGGTAATTAGGTTGATTTTGCCAATACTCATTTATTACTCATTTGCTGTTGATCTCTGATTTTTTGCCAGATAGTTTTTGTGGAAGTTTGTTCTTCATTTTGAACATAACTTACTTGCGGTCTTTCACTTGTATTTGTCCCAATTGGTCCTTGGTCATATACTTCTTTTTTTTTGAATCTTCGTCTGCTTTTTCTTCTTCAAAAGTTTCAACAGCTTGCCATGGCAGTTCTGCAATGTTACCCTGTTCAAAGTCTTGTTTCATTTTACGCAAACGTTGACGTTCTGATTCTAAAGCATTTGATTTGGCGTTTATTTGTTGTTCGAAATCAGCTAGACTAGTTGCTAACTTTTCTTCTTCAACTGCCTTTTCAGCCTCTTCAATCATTTTATTCCATTGCTCTATCTCAGAGGGAATATTTCCAAGCGGTTCTTCTGTTGCAGTTATATCACCTCCTAGTGCTGTCAACGGCGTTTCGCTTTCTTCTTCTGTTACTGTGTGTTCGTGTTCAAAAGTATCCTGTGGGTGTTCGCCAGAGTCTACAAATTTGATTGGGTCATTAGCTGGCGTTATTTCTTCGTAAGTTGGAAATGGCCATGCGGCTTCTTGTTCTGTGACAGTAGCTTCCGGGGAGACTATGTCAACGACCGGGCCTGTTGGGCTGTCACCCTCCGCTAATTTTTCTATTGGAGTTTCAGTATGCGGTACGGTGTTATGTATAAGATGTTCGTCTTCTTCCTTCTTCCAACCGAATGTCATTTGTGCGGCCAGCAACATGATAACTGCTAGCGGATCAAATACTATAATGATTGTAATGATAACCCATGTTACCGCTTTTTCTAAAACTGTTTCGTCTGTTTCACCATACACAAATGCCGCAATGTATTTTAAAGGCCCGACTTCTGCTTCAACTTTACGTACTTCGGCTGCAATCGGCGCACGTTCTTCGTTGAGTATTGTGATCTTTTTCTGAGCTTCTGTAATGTCTGCAAGGAGGCGAGCACGTTCCTTCTGCTGGGCTCTGCGTATGGCAACTGCTTTGTCTGCCCCTTTTTCATCCGATGAGCGACCCATAACTTGGTCCACAGCCTCATCCATCTGTTTGAGAGCTTTGCGATTAGCATCTATGTTTTCCTTTTCGATTTTAATCTTTTCATCATAGATTGCAATCTTTGACACCACATCGCCCGACACTAAACTTTGATCGCTATGTGCCTTTGATAGGAAACCAAAGATACCCATTGATGTAATGAGCATTAATACGATTACCGCAGTAGTCATATAAACTTTCATTAGTGCAGGTGCTCGTGACCAATTGGCTTTTAGCCAAGTAGCACAAACTAACTTAGCAACTTCTAAAGCAGAGCCCATTACAATGATGGGAATAACAGCCGCTGAGAAAATAGCAGCCAAACCTACTACAGAGTAGTAGATTGCGACTGCTGAAATTGTAAGGCCTGTTAGTAGTAGTAAGATTGCCATTGCCATAGTGTATTTAACCGTTTATTTGAATACGATTAGAGCAAGCAATGCCGCTTGTACAAAGAAACCAAAACCAATTGTAACAATGTTTAGTATATCTTTTTGGATTGTTGCTTTGCAAAACAACAAAAATAATCCTAACCAGCTAAACAACACTAGGTCAACCGGTGGCATCTTTTCAGTTAGGCCGGTTAGGACTGCGGCCAATGTTGGAATAGTAGCAAGATGTAACAATACAACTGCCAACCATCCTAGAGTTTCTGCGCTGATATTGGGTGCATGTTCTTTAATAGATTTAACCCACAAATCAAAGTTAAAAAGATCTTGAATACTTTGGGTAACTTGTTTAGTGTTCATTTTCATTCCTTATTTGTAAAAAATATGACGGCCAATTTTTGCAACTTTTTCTCGCTTCCATCCCGGATTGATATAATCACCGTGGAAGTATAATGCATCTTTTACTGAAGGCAATCTAAATCCTTCTAGTAGTACTTTCTTGGCCACTTCCATACTTTCTGTATATACTGGACCATTCATTGGTTTCTTTAGACTTGCGCTATCGCAATACCAACTGAATTGGCAAAGTACCTTTTCGTATATTACATTCTTTTGGTAAACAACTTTACAGATGTCGGATGGAAATTCTCCGCTTTCAGTTCTGTTAATGGTAACTTGTGCCACTGCAACTTTACCCTCGAAAGGCTCATACCCTGCTTCGTGATAAATGTTTCTTGCTAGACAATCTAATTGTGTTTGTCTCATTTGGGCTGTAATTGGGGAACTTTGGACCCTAGCCTCTTTTAACTTCCCTAGTTTGTAATTTACTGCTAGGGTGCCTGCTACTATTACTGCTAGTGCGGCTAGTAGAAAAACTACTAATTTAATGATGCGTATCATATAATATCTCCTTTACGCTGGAATAGGAATTGCTAGTTCCTTCTTTAAACGGCTCCGATACATCTCCTTGTGCGTTAAAAGCCTTACTGCTATTGCCACGAACCTTTCGTGGCAATATATAGTTATCCTCATTTTTAGGATGAAAACTACTATGTTTATAACAAGTCATCTCATCTCCGCATTTTAGAAATGTCGATAGCTTCTTCATCACTAAAAACCGGCACTGCGTTGCTCTTATGCATGGTTGCAATGCCTTTTACCTTTGTACCGGTATATACCTTTGGTGCTTTCAATGTTGCATTGCCGCCGCCGGAATCACGACTTGGAATCTTAGGAACGTCTGAACCTCTATAATTCTTTGGACCAGGAGTCCAAACTTCAGCAGTGAGCGCACGAGTTCTTTTCTTTTCCTCTGCTTCAACACCCCAACGTTTTTGGAGTTCTTTCCATTCTTGATCCAATTGTTCTGCCTTACGTTTATGTTCCGCTGACGCAAATTTCTTTTTGCCTTTTCGTTTGCCAGTGGTACTGAGCCAGGGGCCTTCTAAATGCATACTCATAAATTATCACCAAAAGTTAAACACATAATCTATATTATAGATTCTGTTTTACTATAAGTCAATTAAAACGAACTGGCAACTAGCTCAAGCAATTCTTCGTGATCAAACGCTTCGTAGTCACTGTTGAACTCGTAGATGGCATCATCTACTTTGTCCCATCCTTCAACACCTAACATTTCAAACAGTTCGTGTTTTGAAATGGGCTCATTTCTCATGTGGCTGACCCAAACTGCTGTCATTACTACACAGGCAAATACCGTTCGATCACTGTACACATCATTTGCCTCACACCATTTAATAGTTTGTTCCATATAGTATTGAATGTCTTCAATTCTATTTTCTAACTGAGCTATCCATAGTCTAGTTGAATCTCTATTCCACACTTTCATATCCTAAAACTTTCACCGCAACCACAACGATCACGTTCGTTTGGATTTTTAAAATCGAAACCTTCATTAAGTCCGTTTCGAATCCAATCGATGGTTAGCCCGTGTATATAAGGTTCGTGTTGCTTACTTACTAAGACAACAAAATCAGGATGGGCGTAGTTTGTTACGCCAATCTCTGCTTCGTAGTTATCTACATATTCTAGCACGTAAGCCATGCCAGAACATCCAGTTGTTTTTACACCAATCCTGATACCGACACCTTTGCCTCGTTTGACTAACAAGTTTTTAATTTGCTTGGCGGCGATATCAGAGACAGTGATCATTCATTATTTAACTTCTTTGCGAGCGTTTTTAACTGCGGTAACATCGTTACGAGTTTCTTTGCAAAGTTTTGCCAAATCTTGACAAGCCTTACGTACACGGGTACCGGCTGCACCGACTTCCTTGTCATAGAACTTCTCGAAGTCTGATTCCATTGCTTCTACGATTGCTGTGAATTCTGAATATTTGTTTTGTGCCATGTTATGGTCTCCTTGTTTAATAGTTAGTCTCGGCGCTTACAGGCGCCTGTAATACTGATTCTAGCCAAACTTTACAATCAGGCCAATTTCTGTATTCGTGTGCTAGCCCACCGGCAGCTCTCCATTCGTGACAGTTAGAATGCCTGTCATCGATTAGTATATCATTTGGGCCTTTGCATTGCTTATATTTGTCAAAACTAAATGGTCCAAAGAATACTGGGATGTTTGGGAAACGTTCATGTGCCCACCATACTTTATCCTGTGCGGCATACGGCACAGAATAATCGTGTGGTAAGGCTGTTAGAAACTGTAGAGTGCCATTTGTGTCTTGTACAATATTTTTACAATACTCTACAAGTTCATAGGCACCGGGTTTAATTGGTAGGTCTCGATAAAAACGCTGTTTAGCTTTTACCTTGCTCCAATCGCTTTCTGGAATACGTTCACCGTAATCCCAATTACGATTTACAATAGCTCTGGCTGCGGGCATCCAATCAGCTACTACATCGTCCATATCTAAATAAATGTTCATATGTACATTATACTATGAACGATACAACAATGTCAACCGCCTGCAAAGACGTTTGGCGAACCACCAGTAATGGCGCCACCGTCGGTACTATCACCGACCCGTGCAACAGCTACGCCGCCAACAAATACTGTGCCCGAACCGGCATTAATTGAAGCACTATGCGGAACGCAATTCCTGCCTGATCTAATAGTGTGCGGGCTCGTTGGGTTACCTACACATTCTATTGGGATAGCATTAGCAAAAACTTTGGCGCCAGCACCGGTAGGCCCTGTGACAGTTGTAGTACCGTCACAGTCATGCCCAGTAGTTGTTGGATCACCGTCTCTTGCTATTGCTGGCATTATACTAACTTAATTCCTGAAGTTGTTTCAAGGAATTGTTTTGCAAATACTTCGTCAGTTGCTTCTGCAACTGTTACTGTACCTTTAGCAAGTTTAATTTCCTTGTCAGGGTGAACAGTAAACAAATATGGCATTAGTCCAGGGCCTTGTTGTCCCATTCCAATTACCATTGGGCGTGATAGCTTATAATAAGCGGCACCGTCTTCTACAAGTTTAGCAACAATTTCTTCGCCGCTAGTTAGTTTTAAAGTGATTACTTCACCTTCTGTTACGCCTTTATCAATTAGCATATTATCCTTTTAGTGTGTTAAAAAATTCTTCGTCTTTACCTGCTAGGCCTTGATAGCCGCCAGGAAGGAGAACGCCATCCTTGAAAATTTGTGGAACTGAGCGCAAGCCTTGATCCATAAGGAAATCTCGGGCGCCAGGTTCGTCTTCCATCTTAATTACTTTAAATGGAATGTCTTTGCTTTCCAACAATGCCTTTGCTCTATCGCAAAA